TGGTTCATTTTCAACAGTGTTTTCTTCAGAAACATTCTCAAGAGATTCTGCTGCTTTTCTTTCTTTTTCAGCACGGATTCTTTCTTCTTGTGCTGCTTTAATTTTATCTCTTTTTTGTTCTTCATAAAAGATATCTTTATTAACATTATTTTCTTTATATTTCTGCATAAGATCATTAAGTTGATCATCACCGAAATGTTCATCTTCGATATTATCAGGATTGGGATTAAATGGTAACCAATATCCTACTTGACCTACAAATACATGGAAATTAGAATCGGTTTTGTGAAGTCTGCTGGCACGAGCATCTGCTTCTGCTTTGCTCTGAAAGATACCACGAACTTTAACACCTCTAACATTACAACGTCCTTTATTTCTTTCATCATATTCTTTTTGAAGAGCATCTTCATGTTTATATTTAAAATCATTATATTGTCCCATTACTTTATCATAACTCCAATTTTCAGATTTACATACACTCTGAAGAAATTTAGATACATAGAAACCGTATTTATCCTCAAATACATCATCAGGATCTAAAAAAGATAAGCAACAGTAGTTTTGTCCGTTAATAGGATTATCAACATCAAGGAAATCAATTTTATCTTCAGCCATATTTATAGATTTATATAATAAATTTTCTTTAAATAATTTATTTTATATAATATAATGAATTTTAATTTTAATATTAATAATTTTTTAAAATACATAGTTCTGTTTATAATAGTAACATTTTCAACATTTTTTATTCCTAATTGTAGTATTATGAACAGACATGCTGTTTATATTGGATTAATAGCATCAACAACATTTGTCTTATTAGACAAATATTATCCAAGCATTGTGATAAATAATGGAGAAAAATAATATTAAATACTTGGAATATATTCCCATTTTAATTCTTTACAAATATTTTTCCATATTGCATCTTGTTGTCTAAGTTTTTCATTACTTTTTAAATAAGGGAAACATTCTAATAAATCTTTTAATTCTAATAATTCACAAAATTTATGGAGTACATATGAATATGATAAAAAATTACTTCGAGTTTTAGGACAATGTTTTTGAAATGGTTGTTGTATTTCTTTAAACATATTTCTAAATTTTTCTTCAGCATGTCTATTTAATATAGGTGCTTTTTCTCCAGTTATTATATAAATAATATGAAAAATATGTTCATAATATTTATTATAATCTAATTTTTTTAATATATTTCTAATATTATGATAATTAATGTTATTATATGAGAAATTCTTATTTTTTTTTAATTCTTTATTAATATTGTCATATACTTCTTTTGGTATATCAGTTGTTTCTTTTGCTTGAAATTGTGCCAACCATTCATTAAAATGATTAATCCTTTTATAAGCAAAATAAGTAGATTCTCTTATAGGATCTTTATATGAATTAGAATCTATATTATATATAATTTTTTCTGTATATCCACATTTATCACATATTAATTCACTCTCATTTTGACGAATCACTAATTTATGTTTACATATTTTACACATATTTATATTTGTAATTTCAGTATGATTTGTAAATTCATCATTTGTATTTACCATATATTGATGAATAATATTATTACATTTTCCAGGTATATTTTCACATTTATCATCATCTTCATTTTGTTTATCTTTCATAAATTCTAATACAGATTTCTTTTTTATATTATTATTTGGTATTATTTTTTTTTCATTACTGTAATATTCAGATAACAACATAGCATTATCTAAATAATAATCAATATATTCATCTTTATCATAATTTTTAATTTTATTGTTTAAAAAAACAATCTTATTATCAATTTCTATACATTCATTAATATCAGATATTTCTTTTAATTTATTTAGATCATCTATTTCTTTATTTATTTTATTTATATTTTCCATATTTTTATCTATTTGCTCTATTTTATTGTTATGAAGAAAATCTATTTTAACTCTTGTATCTCCTGTTATTTTTTTTAAAGGTTTATCCTTTATTGATGTCATTATTAATTTAATATAATTAAATTCTTTAAGTGATTATTTAATTTTCAGATATCTCTTAATTTTATTAATATGTCCAGCATTATAAATAGCTTTTCCAGATTCAATATCAGAAATAATTTGAAGAGGTAGATTAATTGCATTTGCTAATTGTTTCTGTGTAAGTGATTTAGCAGAACGTCCTTTCATAATAGACTGTCTAAGTTCTAATGTTAACTGTTTATGATGTAAATCATCTGAATCTGCTTTTTTCTCTAATGATATATTTTTTAAAACTGTATTTGATGGTTTCTTTTTAGAATTTGCTACATTTTCTTTAGGTTTCTTAACAACGATAGTTTTCCAATCTTGATGATCATCAAGAGCATTAAAATGTTTATCATAATCTTTATTCATTATAATTGTAAAATATATTTTAAAAGAAAAAATAATTAAAAATCAAATTTAATCTATAATATATTATAATGAAAGGAGGTGTAATATCATTTAATGTATCAATAGATTATTATATTATTAATGAAGATAAAGGTATATTTAAAAAAGTGTATTTAACAACTAAAGATATAGATGCTTCTTTATTATATAAAGATGAAGTATTTCAAAATGTTATATTAAATTATTTGAGTGGTGCTTATAAAACAAGAACAAATATAATTGATTTATTAATAATTACATATGGAGAAAATGATCTACCTAATTATCCTGAACCTCATACAGAATTTCTAAATTATAAATCTAAAGATGTATATAATTTTTTAGCAGGTTTAAAAAATGATTATTCTGATATAAGAATAAATATAATATTGAAAAAAAAACCTATAAGAAAAAAAACAAAATCTAAGTCAAAAACTAAACTTAAACCTAAATCAAAATCTAAATCAAAATCTAAGTCTAAATCTAAATCTAAATCTAAATCTAAATCTAAATCAAAATCTAAGTCATCATCAAGTAAAAGTAATTAATCAATTTCATCAATTGTAGGTGCTGATGTGCTAGTCATATCAGGCATTTCACTCATATCAGGCATACCAGTCGTATCAGTGGATCCAGCACTTTGATGTAATTTAGTCATAATCGGCATCATTACAGATTTCATCTCTTCTTGTTTAGCATCAATTTCTTGTTTAGTACAACTATCACGATTGATATCAAACCATTTTTCTGCTTCATCAACTGTTTCTTTAATAGTGTTTCTATCTTCTTCTGATAGTTTTTCAGATAATTCTTTATTTTCAATAGAAGATTTAGTTTGATATAATAGAGACTCAAAATTATTAATTGAGTCAAGTTTTTCTTTAACACGTTCATCGTCTTCTTTAAATTTTTCTGCTTCTTTAACCATTTCATCAATTTGATCTTTTGTAAGTCTATCTTTATCATTTTTAATAGTGATATTTTGTGCTTTACCTGAACTTTTTTCCACAGCTGATACATTCATAATACCATTTGCATCCACATCAAAAGATACTTCAATCTGTGGTGTTCCGCGAGGACCCGGTGGGATTCCGTCTAACAGAAAATTACCTAGAAGATTATTATCTTTTGTCATAGCACGTTCACCTTCAAAGATTTGAATATTAACACCAGGTTGGTTATCTTCATATGTAGAAAAGGTTTGAGATTTCTTTGTGGGGATTGTAGTATTTCTCTCAATGAGTTTAGTCATAATACCACCAGCTGTCTCGATACCCAGAGATAATGGAGCAACATCTAATAATAGAAGATCACCTGCTTTATCACCTTCTTCTAATCCTCCTCCAAGGATCGCTGCTTGGACAGCAGCACCATAAGCAACTGCTTCATCAGGATTAATACTTTTACATAATTCTTTACCATTAAAAAATTCAGATAATAATTGTTGAACCTTTGGGATTCTGGTAGATCCACCTACGAGAACAATATCATGAACATTATTTTTACTAATCTTACTATCTCTCAGAACTTTCTGAACTGGTTCCATTGATTTTTGAAAAAGATGCATACAAAGTGATTCAAATTTAGCACGTGTGATATTAGTAAAAAAATCAATTCCTTCATAAAGAGAATCTAATTCAATACTGGCAGTATTACCAGAAGATAGAGTTCTCTTAGCACGTTCACAAGCAGTTTTTAAACGACGAACAGATTTCTTTGATTCCATAAGATCTAGTTTATTTTTACGTTTAAATTCTTGAGCAAAGTGTTGAACAAGAATATTATCAAAATCTTCACCCCCGAGATGAGTATCACCGGCAGTTGCCTTGACTTCGAATATACCGTCTTCGATTGTCAATAAAGAACAATCAAATGTACCACCACCCATATCAAAAATTAATACATTCTTTTCACCATCACTCTTTTTATCTAATCCATATGCGATTGCTGCTGCTGTAGGTTCATTAATAATTCGGAGGGGATTTAGTCCAGCGATTAAACAAGCATCTCTTGTAGAATTTCTTTGTGAATCATTAAAATATGCCGGAACAGTTACAACTGCATCAGTAACAGTTTCTCCAAGATATGCTTCAGCAATATCTTTCATTTTAGTTAAAACCATGGATGAAATTTCTTCAGGTTTAAATGATTTCTTTTCACCTTTATATTCAACATTAATATGGATTTTACCATCTTTATCATCAACATCAAATGGGAATAATTTTAATTCTGCCTGAACAACTGGATCACTAAAATCACGTCCAATAAGTCGTTTAGCATCATATACAGAATTACTTGGATTAGCATTTGCTTGATTCTTAGCAGAATCACCAATTAAACGTTCTTCACTTGTGAAAGCAACATATGAAGGTGTTGTTCTGTTTCCTTGATCATTAGCAATTATTTCACATCGGTTGTCTTTCCAAAATCCTACACAAGAATAAGTAGTCCCGAGATCAATTCCAATAGCAACCATATTATAATATATTTATGATCATATTTTTAAGTATTTATTTATTATATATATTATATGATAAAATTTTGTATATTAGGTGATATGGGTAGCGGTGAAATATCACAACACAATGTAGCAAAAGCAATGTATCATAATATAGTTGCTAATAAAATTAAATTTGTGTGTGGTTTGGGTGATAATATATATCCAGCAGGATGTTATAATACAGATGATCCACAGTTCATAGAAAAGTTTGAAAAACCATATAAAATGATTCCTAATAATATTAAATTTTATATGTGTTTAGGTAATCATGATTATGGTAGTTATTGGGATCAAACATTTCGAAATTGTTCAAATAATCAAATAGAATATGGTATTTTATCACAAAAGAAAAAGATGAAATGGTTTTTACCTGGTAATTATTATACTTTTTCGAAAAAACAAGGTGATGTTACAATAGATTTCTTTATTATAGATACAAATTTAGATTTGATGAGTGATAAACTTAAAAAAGAACAAATGAAATTTACAGTTGATGCACTTAAAGAATCTAAAGCCGATTGGAAGATATTATATGGTCATCATACATTTATATCAATTGCTGGTCATGGTAATGCTGAACCAGAATTAAATAGATATTTACGTAAATTATTTAGATTAGGTGTTGATATGTATATGAATGGACATGATCATACTAAACAAATTGTTGAATTTAGAATAGGGAATAGAACAATCCCTGTTATAACTTGTGGGACAGGGGGTAAACCATATGATGATGGACCATTAAATTATAGTAATATAAAAAGAGGATCTAAATTAGTATGGAATGCTGAAACTTTAGGATTTGGTACGGTGTTTTGTGATAAAAAATCAATACGTTTAGAAATGTATGATGAAAATAATGTTTTAGAAAAAGAATATACATTTAATAAAAAATCTAATACTAGTTATAGTATGGGATCAAAGAAAAAAGTAAAGAAAAAGAAAACATATAAAAAACATAATAGAGAAAAAATAATTAAGAAAAAAACTATTAAGAAAAAATATAAAAGAAAGATTACTAAGAAAAAAACTATTAGGAAAAAATATAGACAGAATACTAAGAAAAAAACTATTAAGAAACAATATAAGGGAGGTGCTGGTGAGTTTAATACCCCCCTAAATCCCCTACATGTAACATATGATAATCAATTGGTAGGTTTTGATTTACCTGACGTATACGGGACCAGCATCAAGCAAAAAGATTTTGAGAAGCATCAGAAGAAGTTAAAAAAATCAGGGGGTGAAGGTCCAAAAGTACCAACATTAGAAGATGCGGCAGAAGAAGAAAAAGCAACCGGCGCACAAGACAAGGTAAAAGCGGCAGAAGAAAAGTTAGATGTATCTAGAAGAGCAGTGAAGGCGGCTAATACTAAAAAAAATGAAGCAGTTGCTGCGAAAAATGAAGCTGATAAAGCTCATGCGGATTTAATTAATAAACATAATAAAGATGATAATGAAGCTACAAAAATCAGAATTATGGTGGGTAATAGAAAAAAACAAACCGAAAAACTTGAGAATAATAAATTAACGGCAGAAAAAGCATTAGAAGAAGCAGAAGCAGCAGAAGCAGAAGCAGAAGCAGCAGAAGCAGACGCAGACGCAGCATATAAAGAAGCAGATGCGGAATATCCAACTATTAATCCACTCCATGAAGGAGAAGTAGGAGGCGGAAATACTAAAAGAAGAACTATTAATAAAAGAAATAAAACTAATAAAAGAAAGAGAACTAATAAAAGAAAGAAAACTAATAAAAGAAAGAGAATTACTAAAAGAAAGAGAATTACTAAAAGAAAGAGAACAAAATACACTAAAAAATCTAGAAGAACTAAAAGAAAATCCCGAAAATAAAATATTTTATATAGATATAATGGATAGATCAGAATATTATTATGAAGTTGTTAATGATAAATATTTGAATAAACAATTTGATTGTAATGCTAGAACTCCTTACACTAGATATTATTATGATTTAAATAAATCAGGATATGCTCAAGGATTATATCCTAATGTTAAAGTATATCAAACAAATCCAAATGAATTTAATAAAGAAACAATTAATAATCCATTAGATATTATAAATAAAAAATAATATGATATTATAAATAAAAAATAATATGATATTATAAATAAAAAATAATATGATATTATTAATAAAAATAATTTTCTAATATAATATATAAATATGGTTGATACACATTTTCATACAGCAGGAGCACCTGTTGATTATAGTTCACCAACTGCTTTTTCTAATTCACAAACAGCTGGGTTTTCTATTTTAGGTCAATCAGTCGATCCGGTTAACGCGCCTGGTGCTGCGTTAGTAGGAGGATTAGGTGAAAATTCTGCTAATGCGTCTGTTGATACATGTAATTTATTTGGTGGTGGAAAAAGAAAGAGAAAAGCTAAAAGATCACGTAAATTAAGAAGGTCAAATAAATCGCGTTTATCATCAAAATCAAGAAAATCACGTTCTAAATCAAGATCTAAAGTCAAAAAACTATCGAAAAAATCTTTAAGAAAATCTAAAAGAAATAAAAGAAAATCATTAAGATAAGTTTTAAAACAAATATTTTTTTAAATTCTTTTTAAAATGCAAAATTATAATACATATACTAATGATAATATTGCTAGACAAGGTTTAATAAATTCATTTAATCAATCACAAATGATAAAACCTAATGAACTTATTAATGATAATCCTATGTTTAGTAGAGATGGATTTGATAGAGAAAATAAATTAATTAAACAACTCAATGACGATATATTTCAACTTAATACTCGAATCCAAAACCTATTGATGAAACAAAATAATTATGATAATTTAGAATTAGAAAACAAAAATGCTGAACAGAAAATATCTCAACTCACTACAGAATTAAATAATAATAAAAATCAAATGGTTGTATTAAAATCTGAAATTGAAAAGTTAAAGCAACTCGTTTATGATAAATATAATAATAAAAAATATTTCTTGATCAGAGATTTATCTAAAAAATATGAAACTGATTTCGACATCGTCCATATCATTTGTGATAAATTAAATATTAATGAAACAAATATCAATAAAGGAACATTAAATGAAGTTGTTAGTGAAATCAAAAAATATAATGATAAGAAAAGAGAAATGGATTTAAATGATTAACTAACAATCTCAACCCCATATTTATCCATCATAAATTTCATATTGTCTTTAGTACATTCAACCATTCTTTTTATTAATTTATTTCTTTTATATAATTTATCACCTTTAATATGATAAAGTCCATCCTGTTTATTTAATGATTTTTGTATATCACTAATAACTCTTTTATCATTTACTATTATAAATGATCTTCTTGAAATATGATCATAAATACAAGCAGCAAAATCATTTGACCAATTAAATGAATAATATAATATGACCAAAAATAATGTTAATCCTATTCCCAATCCAATATAATGATACATATATAAGATAATATATTTTTAATTACATAAATAAATGTGATAATCTTTACAAATTTGAGATAAAGATAATTTGAAAGTAGAACTCATATTCTTGACTGCTCTGGCACTCGAGAATACAAAGCGATCATGCATCCAAAACTCATTGCTCGTATCATTTCTCTACGCGATATCTCATCGGTAGTGGATGTCAGAGATAATCAGCACCCTCCGAGTGATCGTGTCCTAGAGCATCCTGCTCCAACTAACCGTCATCACGATGAGTATCGTTTCTGTCACCCACGCAACCCCAGGACCCGCATATCACGGGCTACATTTGAGGAGATAAAAAGAACGCTCAACAAGTGGACGCCTGACAATGCCCCAGAGAAGGCACTGTCTCGTGAGGTTATATTGACCCCTGAAAACTCCGCCTCAATTTTGAAGAAATGTTTAGTTCATGGGGAGGAAGATCTTTCAGACTTTACACTTATCCTTGCTTTTGAACAAGGTTTGTTTGTTAATGGAAGATGGTCCTTCTGTTACAAAGTTGTTCTTTATGATACAAAGAATCACGTATTTCTCCTTCGAACAGGTGGGAACAAAGAAAATGCTCGCTTGTGGGGATATACTAAAGAAATAGATGTTCATTCATATGATCCTGAATGGTTTGTGGATCGCTCTACCCTCCTCGCTCAAGCAAAATTCTGGTTGCGTCTCCGTGAAATCATTAATGCGATATAATTATATAATAAATGTATAGTAATAAAATTTTTTTATCACAGATTATCTCAACAAATTTGAGATGAAGATATATTGAAAGTAGAACTCATATTCTTGACTGCTTTTAAGCACTTGAGAATATATCACAACACATCATGCACACGAAGGTCCTCCACAGTGCCCATGTTGAGGAAGTTATGCGCGACAAGAAACGTGCTGAATTCTGGAATGATTCTGCACGTTATCAGCGGTTTTCACCACCAGCATGTGCCCATGTCTGGGATGAAACTCTAGATCATACAGTCACGTCTGGAGATTTTTCGGCGAGATTTGATGGAAAACATGCGCGCAACAACAAACATCATCTAATAGTATCCCACAAAGGTAAAGATTGGTTATTTTGTTCTGGGTGGAGTGTGGAAGTCCTGGATGGTGATATTTATACTACCCAGGGGAAGTCGAATCCCATTTGTTACAAACTGACCATGAAAAGAAACTTCAAAGAAGGTAATTGTCCTTTCAAATTTGTCGAGGTAAAAAATTGCGCTATTTCACAGAGAATGAAAGAAGAAGTTGATAAATTTATTTAAATATAAACAATAAACATGCTGTTAATATCATAATCTTCTATTAAGAATAATTTTTTTTCACCCCGTTGAACTTTAATTTGTTCCCAATTTTCTTGACTCAAACTATTAATAATTTCTACTTCACACATAAATTTAACATCCATTTTATTTATTGATTTCTGACATTTGAAACTGAGTAATCCATCACCTAAAGTATCATAACCTTCTTGATATATTTTATTAAGTTGATCAAGATTTCCTTTAATAAAATCATCTATATGAGATGGTACTGTTGATACATTTTGAACATTCATTTATGATAAATTATATATTTTAATATTTAAATATTAACTCCCTAATGATTGACGTATCGCTTCTTGTAAATCCGGATCTTCATCTTCTGAATAATTATTCATAGGGATAATCATAGGGATATATATAGTATTTCTTAAATTTATAGGTGGTAAATGTGGATTTTGTAATGGTGGAGTATTAATAGGTGGGATAGTGAATAATCTTTGTATGATTTCTTCCATTTGTTGATTTATACGATCATCAACTTCTTCATTATCATCATTATCTTCATCATTATCTTCTTGTGGATTATCGAAATTTTCATCAGGGACAGGTATGGCATTACCTGAATCTTCTTCTTCTTCTTCAGGAAATTCTTCACGACATACAGGACAACTATTATTATTTTTTAACCATGGTAAAATACCACCACATATATCTTCAGGTGTTTCACAGTGAAAATAATGTGGATCTTTACAAGGTAATCGAATAACTCGTTCACCCATTTTAAATTCTTCTTGACATATAGCACAACATAATCCTTTATCTACATCTTCATTTGTAACTACCACTTTTTCTAATGAATCTACAAAACTAGCAGAACAAGGTTTAGAACTACCACCTTGATCATTAAATGATCTATTTAATACATTATTATTATTTGCTAATTGATTCATTATGTTGATTAGATTTACGATATGACTCATTATTATATTCTTCTATATTATTTTTTTTTAAATATTCTTTTATTTTTTCTTCGGCTTGTTTTGTTAATAATTCTTTAACTGATCCCAGTGTTTTTTCAATAATACTTTGATCTTTTTTATAGATTTCTGGAGAAGAGAAGTTGTTATCCATTTATAATAATATTATTTTAAAATCAAATTTATTTATATTATAATATAAGTATGAAAGGAATATTATTTATATTATTATCATTTATTTTGGGATTATTAACATATCAAATAATAGAGGATAAATTAAAATGTGGATTAATTGAGGGATATGGTTTATTTGGTAGAGTTAATTTAGAAAAATGTTGTCCTTTAGAATATAAATTTAGTAAAAAATTAAATAAATGTGTAAGGATATGTCAAGGATGTGATATATCAGCATATGGTAATTTAAAATATGAAGATATAGCAAAAAAGAGAAATGATTCTTTTACATTGGCTACATACTATGATTGTGATGAAAATAATGCCAATAAAATTTATGATTACTCTAAAATAAATCGTAGATATTCTAAAAGATTAAATCAATATGATATCAATGGAACCATATCAGATTCTGATGTTAAAGGATCAGAAGAAGGTAATAATGAATCGTGGGCATCTATAAACATGAGCATACCTACAATATCTACATCATCTGGGTCAGCATCGCCATCAGCATCGCCATCATCATCTTCATCATCATCGCCATCATCATCTCCATCATCGCCAGAACCAGTACCATCACCATCTATACAAATGAATTTAGTTCCATTACCTTCTCCATCATAAGATATTAAGATTAAATAATACATTTATAAAAATATGATTTAAGTTAAGCAA